CTATGCGGCTGCCAGAGCAGAACCATCGTGAGCGATAATTACCGCGCCCGATCCCTGCAGCAGTTGAGAGCCCATGTAAATCGAGCATCGAGCCCAGGAGTAATTTTGCTCCTCGTCGAAACCCGCCCGCGCTTCCAGATCGTCGGCGTTGTACGCATGACCAATGGCAGACTTGTGCCACATGTACGTTTCCTCGGTTGCCGAGCCGATGCCGCCCGAACCGTTCAGATTCGGATGTGTCACCCAACTCATGCCGAGCCAGCGATACGTTTGCGGTCGATCTTTCCAGGCCGGATCGGCGTAGTCAAAAGGCCCATTCATGGTGAAGTCGCGACTCGAGAAGTCGTTTTCACCCATCATGTAAGCCTCGGTTGCCGGCGTCAGGGCGAACGTGATATTGCCGTCCCACGGCACATCGTTGTTGCCGAGTACCGTCTTGCCGCGCAGCACCCGGAGAGTGCTCGAAACAACCGCGGCGCCGATATTGACCGTTGAGGTCGCCAGTTGGCCAAAGATGTCCTGATCGATTTTCCGATTGATGACACCCATGCAGGTTTTCTGCATGATCGCGACCTGATTGCCCTGAGAGGCGAAAATGTTGAAATCCGTTTTGCGAACCAGGTCATGCCATTCGACCAGCGTTGCAGCGGGCTGAGAGAGATTGTCAGCTCGCGCCGGGATCATACCGTTCACACCACGAGTTTTCGCAGTCGCGGCGCCTGAATCTGCAACCAGGAAGGTCGCGGTGTTGCCCTTGATCACGGATTCCGTGGTCGTGGCTTCACGCACGATCGATACCAGTTGCTCAAAACCGGAGATGAATTCCTGCCGGTATTGAATTTGAAACGCTGCTTCGGCCATGGCCGTTTCCTCCAAATGAATAAAGTCAATTTATTCCACTTGTCGGGTAGGCCGTTTGGCGGTTTGCGGGTTGTCCGTGAAGGGGCCGCAAGGTCTGCCGGCGGGAGCCGGGGCGACCGGTGCTCGTAAAGAGGTTGACCGGTCTGTGGTGGTTGATCGGAATCTACCGTATTCGAAGATTGTTCGCAAGTACCTCTGTTTTTGGTATGGGCGTTGCTATTGAATAATCGCCGTTTGGGCATTCCCGAATTTTGTACTCAAACTCTCCACTGGGCGCAAGCATATTGGGCTTTTTATCCATCACTGCACCGCATTTTGGGCATTTCATAATTGACACCATATATCGACTCGATAGAGGGGTGACATTGTCACCCCTGGCCACTGGCCCGGATTCAGTAACTCCGGGCCTTTGATTTGATCTTTTTCTTTTTCCGCGGCCCAGTGTGGTTCATCGCCGTTTTTTTCGGCTTTCTACGCTTCTTGCCAGCGTAGTGAACGATTGGTGCTGACTCAGCCATTACATCCACGGCTGTGCATTTGGTGACAGCGGCGTTTTTGCCGGGCCGAGCCGACGACCGCCGCGCCGAGGACCGCGCCGCCCGCCACGACCCTCTGGCCCACCCTGATTCGCGCCATCCGGGTCAATGCCAGTGTATTGCTTGGAGCCCTGAAAGGCAGCCACAGCTTTCTTGAATAACTTGCTCATGCTGCCGTCCTTTTTTCGTGATCGAGCCGAATCTGGTAGAGCTGGCGGAGCCGAAGTCGCTTGGTTTCGTCCTTATTGTACTCCGTGCGGTGCTCGCTCATGAATTTTTCGATCTCGGCAATCTCGTCGTTGAGCGTTTGCGCCGCATCGCCGCCAGGTTTCACCATGCGGGTCAACGGGTCCAGTTGCCGCTGTACCGTGGCGATTCCCTCAAGAATCTTCGGATCGTTCATAAAAGCCCGACCATCCTGAAAGCGACCGTTGAGCAGTTGTTCCTTGGCCTCCTTGCCAAAGGTGTTTTCCAGAAACGCGCCCACCAGGTTGATATTGGCCTGATAGTCCGCGCCCCAGTTCTGGCGTAGGGCTTCGGTTGTTTCGCCAGCTTGCGTCGTATCGAGCGCGGCTTCGGCATCCTGCGCTTCTTCCTGGAACTTGTTGTAGGCGCCGATCAGCGCATGACCGGTCCCGACCGGCGCGTGAACGCCGTGCAGCGCATTCATGAACACCTCGGCAATTGGACCGTCATCCTCACCGAGAATCAGGCCATCCGGCAGGTTTTCGGTATAAGCGCCGACTTCCAGCGGGATATCGTTGGCTTCCCGGTAGGTTTTCACATCCTCCTCGCTGGCATCAGGACCGGGTAGGTCGTCCTTCAGCTTGCCGGCACTGATAAATTGCTGACCTTCCTTGTAGGCATCGCGGAATTTGCCCGGATCGTTGAAACGCTCCAGTGTCTTGCCAAACGCTTCATCGTCGCCTGCGAACTCGGCGCGCCAGTCACGATTGGCCATCTCCTGATGATTGTTGTAAAACGCCTCGGCGCTGTCGAACTTCGAAAGCACTTCAATGCGGCCAGTATCTTCGCCAGCCATGCTGTCGTACCAGTTTCCATCAAGGGCTGTGGTGGTGTCATCGGTTGTCTGTTCGGCCATCAGGGTCATCCTCTACTGTTCGAGCTGCTATTTTATCAGGATCGGTCCGTGTCGGGGCTGACTTCAGCATCCATACGAAGGTCGTTGCAATAAATCGTTTGCCACAGGCGAAGGCGGTCAGGTCAGGACTACCGGCGCGCAGCATTTCATCGTCCTTGCCACAAACCCGCATCAGCCATTCGCAGAACACCCGTTGCTGGCGCTCAGTGCCCTTGCCGTCATATACGGCGCGCAATGCCTGGACTTCGGCCTCGGTGTAATCCGGGGTTTTTTGCGGATTGATGTACAGCTCGCATTCTTCGATCTTGTCTCGAATCATGCAGCCTTACTCTCCGCAGTCGCCAGTTCCCGCATCGCCCCGGCGCCGGTCTTGGTCACTTCGGCCATTTCTTCGGCTTCTGCCTGGCGGGCATTCTCGGAAATAATCTGTTGTACCGTGTCCTCTGAGCGCAGATGTTGCTGGTCGACGCCGATTCCCTCCAGCGCGGCCCTCAGTGCTGAGCCGGTATCGTAATGCGCCACCGAACTCGGATCCATCTCCATCGCGGTCGCAATCAGTTCCGCGGACTCGAGGAAGGTCGATGCCTCCTTGCGCTCGATCGCGTCATGCAGCGGCGAGACAAAGGTGAAATGCACATCCTCCCCCTGCAGCTCGCGTGGAATGTCGTGTACCGAGCCGAAAACGCCAGCGCGCAAAAGAGCGTCGAAGGTATCCTCACAGAGTTGACCGTTGTATTCGTGCTCCATCGGCTCGAACAACGGCAGGGCTGCACGAACGTATTCCTCTACGCGCTGGCCAACCTCGAACGCCGTCATATCACCCTCTGGGGCCGGCAGCGTCAATTTGTTGATGTAGAAGGCTTCTGCGAGCATAGCCATCTGGTTGTCGCGTTCGTTGTAACCCTGGGGAAGTCCGCGACGATCCTGCGTCAGCGGTCGAAGAACCTCGCCGGTTTTCTCGTTGTACTCTTTGTCGGCCCAGGTTATTCCACCGGAAAACAGTTGGATGTCTCCGCGAATCGCATCTTGCGTGGCGATCATCGGCGGTCGCACGGACATCTCGCCAGCTTCCAGCAGCGTCAGGCTCATGGCCTGTAGCAATCTTGCATCGGGTAGACCGGCGATTGCAGCCGGGGAGTAAGCATACTGAGATCCCGAGACAGTCTGCCATCGCGGCAGCGTGAATCCGTGACTTTGCACACCATGCTCATCGATGATGTGCGCGTTGTTCTCGTCCAGGTAGACCATCATCCACGGATAGCCCTCGCCTTGTCCGGACTGGCCGCGGTAAATGTCGGTCGATACCGCGAGTCTCATGCAGGGCGATTTCTGCAACGTGTCGCTGCCAGATTTCTTGCCTACATTCGGATGCAGATTATCCGCGCCAAACTGTTCCTGGAGTTCCTTGATCGTTGGCTTCCACTTGACGTAGATTTCACCAACGGCGCCAGTGGCGCTTTCAGCCCATGCCACATCGCGTAAGTGGTAGCACCGGTATAAGAGGTGCGGTCGCGGTGTATTCCAGTTG